ATGTTCAACGATCTGAGAGACCCAGCAGGGCCGGTTAGGACTGCAACTGAGATTGCCATCGAGTCCAGAGAGCTAGCCAAGCGTATTGGTTCAGCATTTGGACGGTTGCAGACTGAGATATTGATCCCAATCCTTAAACGAGTCGTGTCTATCCTGATTCGTCGTGGGTTAATCACGCCTATTGAGTTGGATGGTCGTGATGTAGAGATCAAATTCACGTCACCACTAGCACGAGCACAGGATTCCGAGGACATTCTAGCAGTACAGCAAGCCGTACAGTTTGTTCTAGGGACTGCTGGGCCTGACCAAGTACAGATGGCCTTTAAGATTGAGGACTTTGGAACCTGGGTAGCAGAGAAAACAGGCATGAGTTCTGAATTAGTTCGTGATGACGCAGAGAAACAACGCATTATTCAAGCTGGAGCAGAAGCTAAACAGATGGAGATGCAAGGTTCTACTCAACAACCACCACAACTACAGGCCGTTCAATGAGCTGGGAAGACTTAGAGATAGATACGGGGAAAGCACAGAAAGCACAGAGCGCAATCAGGGAAAAACAAGCCGAACTAGCCAAGGCTTATAACCGTTGCTTTGCAACTGACGACGGTAACAGGGTACTAGAAGACCTGAGCAAACGCTTTCTACTAGAGAACGACACTTCTCTTGCTGCACAGAATATAAACTATGAAGCCGCTTACCATAACGGGGAGACCGGCGTCATGAGGTTTATTGTTCACCAAATCCAGCAAGCGGAGAGACTATGACAGAAGTAATGGAAGTAGAAGAAGTTAAAAAGAAAGGACGACCCAAGAAAGAAGACCCATCCGTCGAAGTAATTTGCGACGAACGGGAATACTTGCAAGAGAAAAGCTTTAAGTTTGAATGGCTAGATCTGCTTGCGGCACAGTATGGGTTTGATAAGTTCGAGTATCTTCATAAATTCAGAGCATTCAGATGTTACCGAGAAAACAAGCATTTAGATTGGATCGACGTTAACGATTTATCTTTGCTTAACGGTGGTAGAAGGCTTGATGAAATCCGGTTGAAGCACCAAGCGGTCAGTCCTAAGCGGGCTGTAATTCAATATGCGTGGAGATAACTATGAGTGAACAATCAGTAGAAAACGATGTTGCAGTAGAAGCACAACCAGTTAGTTTAGTAGATGCCGCCCAGCCAGAATTATCTGAGGGTGAGTATTTCCTAACTGACGGGATCAAGGGAACCGGTGAGGCACCAGAGTGGTACAAGTCTGACAGATACAAGTCAGTCGCAGATCAAGCCGCTGCTTATACTGAGCTAGAGAAGAAGTTTGGTGCATTCAAGGGTGCTCCTAAAGACGGCTACTCAATGCCTGAAGGTATCGACAAAGAAGATGAGTTGATGCAGGAGCTAATGGGCTTTGCTGCTGAGACTAATATGTCCCAAGACTACTTTAATAAAGCGTGGGAATTGCTGTCTGCTCAGTCAGAGGCCGTAGAAGAAGTATCTGCTGAAGCTGAAATTGCCAAGTTAGGCGACAACGCAACGGATCGTATCAAGACCGTAGAACAGTTTATGAAGAATAATCTGGACGCTGAGGTCTACGAGCAAGTTCGTTATGCTGTTAACTCTGCTGAATCTATCATGCTGGTAGAGGCACTAATCAAGAGTACGGCACCGCAAAAACTTCCTATCGATGGGCATGTTGTTCCTGGTGGAATTACTTGGCCTGACATCGAGAAAGAAATGTTCCGAAAGGACGAGAACGGCAACCTTCTACGATCAGTAGACTCTAACCATGAGAAGAAAATTCAAGAAATGATGTTTGCTTTTGGTGGTGACAAGCCGAATGTCCAAGTATTCGGTTAGTTGCTTTTATAAAGTAAAATGATATTATATGTCTGTCAGGGACTCCCATCGCGGATCTGACAGATTTGGGTTGAAGGCTGACCGATCTGTCGGGCACTCAGTCAAAACCTCATAACCAGCAAATGTTTCATGTGAAACACTTGTGTAGATTATTATAAATTTTGAGGATTAGACTAATGTCAAAACAATTATCTTCTGTTGCGGTAACAGAATTTGACAGCATGGTTAAACACGCCTATCAGGGCATGGGCTTGCTGAAAGGTTCTGTAACTGTACGCAACAACGTCGTAGGTGATACCTACAAATTCCGTCGTCAAGGCAAGGGCCTTGCAAACCAGAAATCAACTTCAGATCTTGTAACTCCTATGGACGTAAGCCATGAGTTCAAGACTGCTACGTTGGCTAACTGGAATGCGCCTGAGTACACCGACATCTTCGACCAAGCTGACGTTAACTTCGATGAGAAACAAGAATTGGCAATGACTATTGCCGGTGCTTTGGGCCGTCGTTGTGACCAGTTGGTTATCGATGCTATGGATGCCTCGACTCCATTAACAACTACTGTACCTGCTGGTGCTGCAAACTTAACTATGGCTAAGGTAATCCAAGCCCAAGTTGAATTGCGCGACCAAGGTGTACCCAACACTGACCTGTTCGCAGTCATCGAAGCTGAAGGCTTAGGTGGTTTGTTGAACGATGAGCTGGCAACGTCTACGGACTATCAGAACATCAAAGCTCTGGTTTCTGGTGAGATCAATACCCTTGTAGGGTTCCGATTCATCATCATTGAAACTCGGACTGAAGGTGGTTTAACTGAAGCCGGTAACATCGTTGACTCATGGTTCTATCAGCGTCCTGCTGTTGGCTTGGCCGTTGGTATTGACATGAAAACTGAAATTAACTGGATCGCTGAACGTACCTCTTGGTTAAGTAATGGTATGTTGAAAGCTGGCTCTGTCGTTCGCGACGAGGGTGGTTTAGTTAAAGTTCAATACGACAAAACTGCTTAAGGAGTAACTAGCAATGGCTTTCGATTACACGAAACTGTCCCGCATTGGCGGAAGTGGTGATTCACAAAAGGTATTCGCTTATGCGTCTTCCGATTCAATCGCCACGGTTACTGGTACGGATTACTTCCTTCCAGCAATCAATGAGCTGCAAGTTAATGACGTTATCATCGTAAGTGATAGCGATGCGGCTGCTGTTACAATCACATTTGTGAAGACTAACAGTGGTACGAGCATTGACTGTGCATCTGGCACCGCATTAGGCGATGCCTAAGTGATTGGGGGCTTCGGCCCCCGTCATTCTTGTAGGTAACAATATGGCAACTAAAATCGGCGTAGTTAATGGTGCGTTAGTCTTGATCGGGGATACTCCAATCAATTCATTAATCGGCGGTTCTAGGGCCCAACAAGTTGCTAATACGTTGTATGACAGCATTGTCCGGTCTGAGCTGACGAAGCACAGATGGGGATTTGCTAGAGTAAAAGCACAGCTATCGCTTACAACGGAAGTTCCAATCGATCAAGAATGGGACTCAATCTACCAGCTACCTTCAGATTTATTATTCCTGATTAAGATATACCCAGGAATCAGATACCAGATTTATGGCAATAAAGTGTACGCCAACAATACCGGCCCACTTTACTGCGACTATATTTATAACGCTCCAGAATCAACATGGCCACCGTATTTCACTCAGATGATTGAGTATGCACTGGCTAAAGATTTTGCAACGAGCATCCGAGACAGTTCAGCATCACGGCAAGAAATGTCTGCTGAGTATGTAAATGCTTCTAGAATGGCCCGATATACAGACTCCCAGCAATACCCAATGACACCTATCACGAGCAACCCTTTTGTTAACGTGAGGTTCTAGTGGCCAAGTCTCGCTTTATCCAAAATAACTTTGTTAGTGGAGAGTTGTCGCCATTAATGCGAGGCCGTACTGATATTAATCAGTATTACCAAGGGTTACAGACAGCTAACAACGTCGTTCTAGTCCCACAGGGCGGTGTTAAGCGTCGTCCTGGCACTGAACATATCGATACTGTCCTGAATAAACTGGAGCGTCTAACGGCTCAGAACCCAATCATGCCTAATGGCGGGTCTGGATCAGTAGCTAATGACGGTGACGACACTACTACAACGTCTACAACGCTGGGTATTTCAACGATCAACCCATACGTTGTTGCGTACTACGACCGTACTGCAACGCCTGTACTCAAGACTACGGCAGTTTTTGCAGACCTAAGACAGATTAGCCTGTCTAGCGGGTCATCTACTGAGTTCGTGATACAGGATTCTCCTAACGCAAGCACATGGACTACCGTTGGCACTGTTCCACTACTCGGAACAAATCCACAAGACTTTAGGATTCCCATTGGATCAGCGGAAAGATACGTTCGTCTAGCTAGGGTTGGGGCAGATCCACTTGGTGCGTCTGTTGTTACTTTGGCAGGGTTCAATCTAATTACTCAGACAACTACTGCTGGCGATCCATCAGAGTCTAAGTTGCTAAATTTTAGCGTAACGACTGATCGAAACTACTTGTTGTCGGTTACTGACGGGAACATTAGGATTTTTAAGAATCCAGGAAACTATGTTGCCGACGTTAAGGTGCCATATACCGCTGCTCAAGTAGCCACAATCAGGGATACGCAAACTGAAAGCGTTATGTTGCTGTTCCAAGAAGACGTGCCGCCACAACGATTGATTAATTTGGGTACGGATGCAGATTGGTTTTTGGATGAAGTGCCATTCACCAATGTTCCGACGTATGACTTTGATGATGATCTGAGTCCTACTCCAGTTAATGAAATACAGGTAATGACATTAACGCATGGTAGCGGTCATAACTGGGAAGTTGGCGATCAATTCCAGATAGATGTTGAAAGTGTATTGTCTAAAAATATTACTTTTGCAGGAGATGGCACTGCTGCTGAACAAAGTTCTACTGTATTTAATATCCAAAAAAATCTACAAGAGATGCCTACGTTTGGAGAAACAGGCGTTGCGGTAGCTAGAACAGGAACAAGACAGTACACAATTACGATTAGCGGTGAATCTACCAAAGCCTTTGAGTTATTTTCAGGCTTTCCAACGGCGGGCAATGTAGATAACACGGTTGTATTTACTCAGACCCAAGTTGGATCGCCTAGAAAAGAACCTGTATGGTCTGCTACTAGGGGCTATCCCAAGACTGCATGTTTCTTTGAAGGTCGGTTAGTTCTTGGTGGCACTAAGTCCAAGACTGCATCGGTATTCTTTTCCAAGTCTGGGTCGTTCTTTGACTTTGATATTGACGATGGTGATGACGACGAAGGTATCTTTGCTACTATCTCATCTCGGAAGCTAAACGAAATCATCGATGTCTATCCTGGCAGAAACCTACAAATATTCACGTCTGGGGCTGAGTTCTCTGTTACCAGTAAGCCAGTCACGCCTACAAGTGTAGGAGTATCTCCGCAAACTAATCATGGTGCATCGTATGTAGAAGTCGTGGATGTAGACGGATCTACCATATTCGTGGATAGGAACGGTAAGACCATTTACGATTTTGTTTACTCGTTCAACGAAGACGCTTATGTAACGCATGACAGGTCGGTACTATCGTCTCATCTGATTAAACAGCCTACAGACATGGCTATGTTGTCTGGCACGACTAGCGAAGATGCTAACTGGCTATTTATTACCAATACTGACGGCACGGTCACAGTCCTTAATACTCTGCGAGACCAAGACATCAACGGGTTTACACGATGGGAAACTGCATCTACAACGTATCCTACTGCTACCCCTGAGCCTGGAGTTATCACTAATGCCACGGTAGTAGACGATCAGCTATACATGATCGTTAAAAGGCAAGTTAATGCTCTTGCCGATACTAAATACCATATTGAACGCTGGTCATTCGATCATTTGATGGACGATTCAACGATATTCAATCCTGGCCCAACGGATACCTTCATATCTGGCCTTAGCTATCTAAATGGATTGACCGTTCAGATCGTAGCAGACGGTATTGTATTGCCAGAAAGAACCGTTAATGCTGGTCAAATCTTACTAACAGCATCAGAAGTAGGCTATACCAATGTCGAGGTAGGTCTAAACTTTCCTGTACAAATCACGGGTATGCCGTTAAATACGAATATCGGCAGTGGTGAGAACCAGATGCGTATCAAGCGTATCGTTCGCATGAACATCAGGGTCTACCAGTCCTACGGGTACTATGTAGACGGTCAACCGGTGCCTATTAGAGAGTTTGATTACTCGATAGACTCACCGTTAAACACGTCACCTAACGCTAAAACTGGCATAATAGAAGACGTACTGAACAATATAGGTTGGACTAGAGACGAAATGCCATCGATAACGGCACCAGACCCTACTCCTGTATTTATACAGATGATTGAATACGAGGTTGAATCATCGTGAACGTAGCGTTACAGAGCAATATCTACAAGGCGCAGAACGTTATGCTGTCTATGCCACAGGCTGAGACCGAGACTAGGCACCATTTTGCTGACGGGATCTATGCTCGTGAGTTATTCATCCCTGCTGGAGTATGTCTGGTAGGCGCATTGCACAAGACTAACCACTTATTTACGGTGTCTCAGGGCGAATGTGTAGCGGTAACACACGAAGGACGAGAAGAAATCAAGGCTCCATACATGGGGCAGACTCAACCAGGTATGAAACGAGTAATATACGCAATTACTGATACGGTGTGGACAACCTTCCACGTTACCGAGGAAACAGATGTGGATAAGATAGCAGAGCAAATTATCGAATTGGAGGCAATCTAATGGCTTGGGTAATTACCGCGGCAGTAATTGGCGGCACCGTTGGTGGAGTAGCAGTTGGTGGCGGTGCGGCAGTAGCAATTGGTGCTACATTAGGTTTAACAACCGGCCTTTCTGCCAGAGGTCAATATATTTCTGGCAAAACGCAAGAAATTGAGCTTAAACGACAAGCCGAAGAAGAACGTTTAGCTGCTCAAAGCCGTGAATTGCAACGTCGTGAAGAATTAAATAGAGCACTGGCTGCTAATGTAGTAGGTCAATCTATGTCTGGGATTTCTGGAGAAGGTACTCCAGCTAGCATTTCATTAGCTAGCGCCAAGAAAGCAAGCCTTAGCGAAGCCACTATTGGTTTATCTGAGAAGTTAAAACAGGCTCAATTGCGTAGGCAAGCTTCATCCGCACGTCAAGCTGGATACTTACAGGCTGGATCTACATTGTTAGGCGGTGTTATGCAGGGAATATCATTGGCTAGCGGCGGAAAATCTGGTGGGGAAACATAATGGCCCAGAAGCCTATTGGATATTACGGAGAGTTCAGACCCACGGGAGTAGATACGTCTGCTGCACGTAGGTTTGAGGCGCTTGCTGGTCTAGCAAATCAAGTAGGTGATATTGCATTCCAGATAGGAGCAAAACGAGCAGAGCAAGTAGGCGCTGAGAAAGGCGAGAAAGCTGGCCGAGAGTACGCTGCAAAGTTAGCCAAACCACAGCCAAAGGTAGGGCCACCAGAAGAAATGGCACCACCAGAGACCAAGAAAGGTTTCCGCGCATCTATGTCCATTCAGGCTCAGGCATACGAAGCGGCTGTGAAGTCAGGCTATCTTTCTCAAGCATCTACGAACGCTAAACAAGAAGTAGAGCGAATTGCTGCTGAAAATCCAAATGACGTACAAGCATTTAGATTTAACATTGGCCAGTACATGCAGGGTTTGCTGCAAGGTGTAGGTGACGAATACAAAGAATCTCTTGAAGCAACCGTTAATAACTACGTTGCCAATGCTGAGACAGCCGTATTTAAAAATGAAATAGCTACTAATCGTGCTAAAGCTAATGCTTCAAGACAGCTTGCAGTCAATATTCATAACGATGAATCGGCTAAAATGGCCCGAAATGGGGATCCTGATCAAGCAATCGTAAATCAGCAACACCATGACTTAGTTATCGACAGCATGGTTGCTAGTGGGGATTTGGCGGCAGATGCTGCACAAATTTCTAAAGATTCACTTGCCAAAAGAATCCAACAACAGACCCAGCTAGGCGAACTAGAGCGGGTTATTTTTGATGAGAACCTGTCTACACGAGAGCAGTACGAGAAGGGTGTCGCATTTGTCGAGCGCATTCGTGATGCAGACTTAACGGACATAGGCCCAGAAGACAAAGACAAATTAATTTCTATTTTGGATGCAAAAGTTGAAAGTCTTGGCGTAAATTTAGCTAAAGAAGAAGCGCAAATCAGTAGCTCTGTTGCTAGAAGAATAGTCGATATTAAAGTCGCCGCAAGTACAGGCTCGATGTCTAAAGAAGAAGTTATTGAAGAGGCGTGGAGTATTAATGCTGAAGCTCCAAGATTTTTTACTGAAAACGAAGTAGCTTCTGTTATTACTGCTGTATCTAAAAAGTCACAAGCCGAGATAAATAAAGCTCAGTCTATGTTAACGGTAGGTCAATCCTTGCAAGGGAATGAGAATGTTTTTCCTACACAAAAAGATGTAGATACATATTACATAGAAAACAAATCAAATTATGATGACTCTCCTAACAAAGCAGCCGCTCAAGCACAGTTTATTGAATCTACTCGTCAAGTGCCAACAGCTATAAAAAATGAAGTAAATAGAGCGTTGTATTCTCCAGATTTAAATATTGTATCCGAGGCTATAGACCTAATAGAAAGAGTTGATTCTATCCCAGGAAATATAGAAATTGTTACGCCTAATGACAGGGCTTTTGCTGTTCAACTATCAAACTTAGCAGAAGTAATGACTTTAAAAGAAGCTGCTGTTCAAGCAAGGAAAATGACTGATCCAAGAAACCAAGAAAGAATAGCCGCTGCAAAAGAAACAATTAAAGAAGAAGACTATTCAGATAAGTATGGAAAATGGACTGAATCTGCTTTAGGAGATTTAGAAGATAGCCCAAATAAATCAAGGGCCATTGCTAGATATAAAGATATTTTTGAAACGTATTACGTTAATGGCATGTCAGAGGATCAAGCTAGAGCTGCAACAGATAAAGTTATGGTTACAAATTGGAAAGAATCCCCAGATTTTGGGTTTATGCAATATACTCCAGAGGATTATTACGCCGTCAATGGCAATACACAGTATATTAAAGACCAGTTGTATGCGGATGTAACAAAGCGATATGTATATCCAGATCCAATCCGAAAAGAAAATATGTTTCTTGTTCCTGATGACCACACTGCAAGAACGGCAAATCTTGGACAACCTGAATATTTAGTAATGGTCAGGACAAAAAACGGAGAATTAGAAATATTAAGAGATGAAGCTGGAGATATTTATTGGACTCCTGATATGGGATTAGAAAAAGAAGTTCAGCAAGATATTATTGCAGGAAAATACAAAAGAGCCAGAAGCTTAAAACAAAAAGCGACCCCAGAAGAAAGAAAACTTGCTGCGATGTTAGGTGGCTATACACCCCAGTCAATTTCATCAACAGTTGATGTAATAACAGACGTTGCTCCATCCCCAGACGATAGCGTTATTCTTTCAGCCGCTTCTTCAGTGTTAGGTAGATAGTATGCCGTTTATTAGAAGCCCAGAAACTCAAGTTCCTATAGAAAGGTACATACCATCTAACATAGATTATGATCCTACTGTAGAGCAAATTGCAAAAGCAGTATGGAGAACAGAAAACACTATTGGCTCGTTGATGGCCCAAGAAAAAGGATTGCCAGACCAAATAGATGACAGGTCTTTTAATCCTTATGATTACTTTACTCCAAATGAAAAACTCGATGAGCAATTTGTCATTAATGCAGCATTAGCGGATTCTGTAGATGAGATTAATGCGGTTAGAAAGCAGCAAGCTAGAGAGCGGCAAGACCGAAAAACTATAGCTGACGGCGGGGCATTATCTGGCGTTTTTGGTTTGGCTGTTGGGATTACAGATCCAATTAATTACATTCCGATTGGCGGAGCGGTAGCTAGAACGTACAAAACTGGAAGGTCTGTATTGTCTTCAGCAGCAGTCACTGGGGGCATTACAGCGGCTTCTACGGCAGTACAAGAAGCAGCATTACATTCTACTCAATTAGAAAGAACCTTTGGCGAATCAGCTATAAACGTTAGTGCTGGCGCATTTTTAGGCGGGGCATTAGGCTTTGGTATTGGTAAATTATCTAAATACGTTGATGAAAAGCAGATTAAAGAAGTTGCCAACACAATGGATGTTGAGCCAAGAATTCTTGCTGGAGAGGATTCCGTCATTCTTAGTCAGCCTAAATTTGACGAAACTACAGTACGAGCATCATTTATAGATGAGCTAAGGCTAGAGCTTCTACCTATAGCTGGCAATAAAATTACTCGTGGCGAACGTAAATCATTGCTTGCAGAACAAAAGGCGTTGCGAGAACGAATCAATAGTGTCAAAACCGTTGTAGAAGACATGCCAGTTGTAAAAGGTGTTTCTGCAAGAAAAGCAAAACAAGAATCTCGTAAGGCAGCAGAAATAGCAGCGGATCAAGAAAGAAAAATATTTAAAGATCAGCTAGAAATTGTTAACCAAAGATTAAAAGCTGATGATTCTGCTAAGGCAGCGGAAGCTAACTTGTCCAGATTAGAACAAGGTGTAGTTCCAGAACAGTATCGGCCAAGATTAAACGGAATACTTAAAGAAAATGAGCGTCAAGAAGTTGCTATAGCAAAGCCAGGGCAAACCCCAAGTCTTCAACAGCAAGCGGCAGAACAAGGCATAACAGCAAAAGAATTAAGTGTTGGTGCTGCTCAAGTTGCTAATGGCGAAGAAGTTACTGGTAAAGTTGCTAAGTTCCTTGTTAAAGCATTAAGTTTTGATCCGTTATCCAGAACGATTGTTAGTTTAAGTCCTATTGTAAGGACTGTTGCTAATAGGCTTGCTGAGAATCCTATAGCAATGGACAGGGGGGGCATCACTGCGGTTGAATCATTAATTAAGATTAAAGACGGTCGATACAATACCGCATTATCAAATCATTTAGATCAATGGCGAGCTTACAGAAAGGCAGGAGGTCAGTTAAATAAAACTAAGTTTAACGAAGCTGTTGCTAGATCTATGCGGAATGAAACTTTTGATACCGTTCAAGACGGGACAAGAGTCTTTAAAAATGGCGATTACTATGTATATCTATCTGCTAAAGGATGGAGAGATGAGCTATACGAGCCGTTAAAGAAAGAAGCAATTGATGTTGGATTGTTGCCTGAAGATGTAGATGTATCTACTGCCGTAGGGTATCTAAACAGACGGTGGAATAAAAACAAGATAGTAGATAATTACCCTCAATTTATTTCTGTCGTAAGTAAATGGTTAAAGGATGAAGATATAAAGCTGTTTGCTCAAGCCAAGCAAGCTCAAGACGATATTGCAATGGCTACTGGCGCAGAGAAAACTAAACTTCAAAAGATTATAGACCGAGCAGAATACAAAAAAGGCATGGACTTTGCCGATCAAGAATATGAAGACATTGCTAATCAAATTGCCCAAAGAATTAAAGGATCTCCGGACGGTCGATTGCCTTATGACTGGAAGATAGGAGAAGGCTCAAGCAAATTGAATGGAACTCCGATGAAAGGCCCATTGCGCTCTAGGACATTTCAAATCCCAGACAACATGGTTGATGACTTTCTTGACAATGATATTGAAGATCTTGGCCGTATATACCTTCGGCAGATTGCCCCAGATATAGAGCTAAAAAGGGCATTTGGCGACGTAGAAATGACAAATGAAATATCTGAGGTTGAAAGGTGGTACAGCACAGCCATCCTAAAGGCTGAAACTAGCACAGCAAAAGCTAGATTAGAAAAAGCCAGAAGAAGTGACATAGAAGATATTGCTGGAATGAGAGACAGAATCCGTGGCGTTTATGGCATGGAAGATCCAGACAATATATTTCATCGAATTGGTAGAGTTTCAAGAAATTTAAACTATATGCGGCTAATGGGCGGAGTTGTAGCGTCATCAGTGCCAGACGTTGCTCGAATCTTTATGGCAGAAGGTATCGTTAAAACTTTCACCAAGGGTCTAATCCCACTAGCCTCCGACCTTAAGACGTTTAAAGTTGCAGCGGCAGAAGCTAAGAGATATGGAGTAGGCGTAGATGCTTTAATGCGTGGAAGATCTCAAATTATTTCTGATATATCGGATTATACAAAAGGTGGTACGGCATTTGAGCGAGGCGTTCAAAGTGCAACTGACAACTTTGGTCGTATTAATTTGATGGATTATTGGACTGCTGGAGTAAAACAACTTCACGCAGTAACTATGCAGACATCTGTTATTGAAGGATTGTTGAAGGGTAATATAGATAAAAGACTATCTAGGCTAGGTATTGATGATGCCAATGCTATGAACATTGCTAGACAGTTAGAAAAACATGCCGAGAAAGTAGACGGTGTATGGTTGTCCAATGCTAAAAATTGGGATGTTCCAGAATTAGAACAAATCTGGGGCGCGGCTTTAAGAAAAGAATCTGACCGTGTAATTGTGGTTCCAGGCCAAGAAAAACCATTGTTTATGTCTACTCCAATGGGTAAGACAATATTGCAGTTCAGGTCATTTATGTTTTCTTCAACGCAAAGAATGACAATTGCTGCAATGCAGGGCCAAGATCATAACGCTGTAGGCGGCTTGTTAATGCTCACTTCATTCGGGATGATGTCGTATTCGTTTAAGCAATGGGATGCTGGCAGAGAGATTACAGACGACCCAACTGCGTTAATTATTGAAGGAATTGATCGATCTGGGTCTCTGGGTGCTATAATGGAGATCAATAACACAATGGAAAAGATGTCGTCAAACAATTTCGGATTGCGCCCGTTATTAGGGGTAGATCGTCCTGCTGCTAGATTTGCCTCAAGAAGTATTGCAGATGGAATTATGGGGCCAACTTTCGGACAAGGAATTGATTTAGTGGCTAGGGTGGCAAACGCAGGACTTGGCGAGGATGACTGGTCAGAATCAGATACTAGGGCAGTAAGACGCTTAATTCCAGGTCAAAATTTAACAGGCTTAAGAAATGGTTTCGATGCCATCGAAGAAGCAGTAGGTGACTTATGACAGTATTAGACAACACTCCAAGAGACCAATACACCGCTACCGGTGGCCAAGTTGCGTTTTCATACACGTTTGAGATCGCTGCTGAAGGTGATATTGCGGTCTTACAGAACGGCGTACTGCTCAGTTTAGGCACTGGTGCTGGCGAATATGCGGTTACTGGCGTAGGCTCAGACACAGGCGGCGTGGTCACACTGGTCACTGGTGCTACTGCTGGGGACATTATAACCCTATACCGTGACATGGCATTAGAGCGTCTTACGTCCTACACCAATGGCGGTGACTTCCTAGCAGCAGACGTAAACAACGACTATGATCGTTTATGGTTGGCACTCCAGCAGAATACTGGCACGTCAAACCGAGCCCTAGTAGCGCCTAACACTGATCCCACTAACATTAATATGACGATCCCTGACAAGGCTGCTCGTTCAGGCAAGTTCTTGTCATTCGATTCTGTTACAAGCAATCCCACGGTAACATCTATTAGCGATGTGTTTGGCTCTGGTACTTTAAAGGCATATAACTTTGTCGGAGACGGATCTACTACTGCGTTTACTTTAGGCTCTGATCCTGGCGTTGAGAACAATACTCAGGTCTACATTGACGGTGTATACCAGCAAAAGAACGGTTACACGGTATCTGGTACGACTCTGACCTTCTCTGCGGCGCCACCTAATCTCAGCACCATTGAGGTTATGGTTATCCAGCCTACTGCTATTAATACGGCAGACGCTGCATCAGTGTCCTTTACGCAAGCAGGATCAAACGACACTCGAACAGTACAAGCCAAGCTGCAAGAGTCAGTGTCGGTCAAGGATTTCGGTGCTGTTGGCGATGGTGTGACGGATGACACTGCGGCTATACAGGCGGCTATTAGCGCATGTAATCTAAGTGGCGCAACCTTGCATTTTCCTGCTGGCACATGGCTTGATGTAACCATTACGGCATTAAATATTTCTATAAACGTAGGGCGTGGTGCTATTTTTAAGACATCTAATGCAGGGCTTGTACCTGCGTTGCTATTGAGCGGCTGTACCAACGTTTCAATAAACGGAACAATAGTAGGAAACGGCAATAAAGCAAACAATATAAATGCGTATGGTTCTTCCAGCCTTGGATACGAATACTCAACGGTTGGCGTTTATAACTGTAACAATCTTCACATTGAAGATATTTATGTTTATGACTCTTGGCATGATGGTTTTACTATAAGCGATTCTTCTAGTATTTCGATAAACAATATTTATTGCAAAAACTCAACTGAGCGTGGCATTGTTTTCCATAAAGGATTTTCGTATTCCAGCATTGGAAGTGTTCGCGTGGATACTACTTCTGAAAATCATGGTATTCGCTTTGGTGGCGGATCTGGAAATACCTGTAACAACATTATCGTTGGTGACATTATAGCAAATAACACATTTAGCGCAGGTTGCTTGGTTGAGCGTTATTCTGAGAACATTAGTATAAATACAGTTAATGTATCTAATGCTGGTCAAAACGGAATGAAAATTGAAGATTGTTTTTTTGTTCATGTTGATTCTGTTCAAACCCACAATAACCAGTATCACGGGTTTGTAGTTAACGCGGAGAATGAAGACCCAAGCAATATTACAATTGGTAGTATTTTTTCTGAAGGGAATGGCGTTGATACAGGTAATACTCGTAACGGTGTTTATATTTCATCTACTGGCACTAAAACGGTATCCAATGTAAGCATTGGCTCTGTTACTACAATAGATAACGGTAATTCTACAAGTGGTGGAAATGGCTTTATCATTGGGTGTGCTGTAAACGCAACAGTCAAAGACTGCAATATTGGGAGCATTATATCAAAAAACAACTATGGATATGGCGCAATATTTGACGATACAGGAACCGTTAAGGTAATTAATGTAGGACAGCTTATTTCAGAAAATAACGGTTTGCTTTCTGGCGAAGATTTGCGCGTTGAAAATGATGTTAAAAATATTCGAATCAATAGTATTAATATTGACACGGAGACTCAAAGGCCAGAGGGCGGAGCAACCGTTAAGGGTTTGTTTTATGGTGATTTTGGTGGTGGAATTGAACAGCATATTGCTGATGAAGAATTAACGCTAACTGGCAGTAGCGTCACCCTGACTTCAGACATTCCAGTTGACTCTATTGTAAAAAGTGTTAATACATATGTGACTGAAAGCATTACGATCAGCGGAGGGGGAACTACTTTACAGGTTGGAAATTCTGGCAATGCGGATAGGTTCGGGTCAACAACCACCCTCACGGCTGGAGAGCAGCTAAAAATACAAGATTATGATGGAGCAGATGCTGGGCCATTTTACACACAAAGCGCGCTAAGCATTATTGTTGCTCCAGACTCTGGAACTTTTAGTGCTGGCAAGGTTCGCGTAGTAGTGAACTTTGAAACAACAGCAAGGATTCAGAGCTAACATTTTACTAACTGAGAGGCCAATATGAGCATTAAACAATTAGGCGGCGTGTTTGGTCGTAATCCAACATTCAATGACGTAACCATTGAGGGCCAATTAACCTTTGATGGCGACATTGATGTCAACTCCGATTTAAAGGTTGATGGCGATCTTGAAGTTACAGGCTCTGTCGCCATTGGGCCTTCAACCGCAGATACTCTTTTACATATATCTGGTGATGCAACAGCTATTGTACGCCTTGAAAATACGAATCCTGGCCTTGGTTTAGATGACGTCATTGGTTCTATTGAGTTTGAAAAGCAAGACGGATCAGGAGCTGGTGCTGGTGTTGCTGGTAGCATGAAGCTAATTACCAGCAATAATAATGGCGCAGAATCGTCTTTAGTTTTTAGCACTTGTAGTACAGCTAGGGGCAATAATGCTGAAGCGGCTCGTTTTACTTCTTCTGGTAATCTAGCCTTCCCGTCAGGCCAAGGCATCGACTTCTCTGCTACTGCTGGCACTGGCACCTCTGAGCTGCTCGATGATTACGAGGAGGGTGTATGGACACCAGCCGTGGGAACTTCCTCAAACGAGGTTGGAACATGGGATTCATCATTCGATGCTACATATACCAAGATTGGCCGAACAGTTATGATCAATCTCGTTATTAGTGGAACCGGGATGGGATTTTCGTCAACAACTGGGAGCCGTCAATATACTGGCTTGCCGTTTCCGCCACTTGATGACGGATCGGGAAGTTATGCGGCATCCGGTCTTGCGGTAGGGGGTGGCGTTGCTGTCTATGCTTCTGGTAGTACGTTTTACCTTGCAAGACATTTTGGCACAGGCACGGCATCTAAAATTCAGATTTCGTTTGCCTATAAAACAACTGCTTGAGGTACGATATGGCTTTAACTAAAACACACAACCGCATGATTTCCGGCGCTGGTGTTAACGTGCTGGACTATGGCGCGACGCCCGATGATGCAACCGATAGCGCTTCAGCAATTCAAGCCGCGATTAATGCCGCGGCACCTTTAAAACTGCCTGTTATCATTGATAAACAGTATGCAGTCAGTAGTGCAATTTCGTTGCCTTCAAATACAACCATTATTGGCAATGGCAGGATTCGCCAAACGACAGCAGATACCGATTTGCTTACTGCGACAAACGTAGAAAATATTAAAATAAAAGGCATTACGCTTCGCGGTCTTGGAACAGATTATGATGGAGAATCCTTCAGCAACTTTAGCGGCAGAAATGGTTTTCTTTCGACTAACTCAACAGCAGTTTCCGATTTTGTTTTTGATGACGTAACCTTCGAAAATTTTGGCGGAAATTACATTCGGTTTGATGGGGCCGCAACATCTAATCAAATTTTAGTTTCTAACTGCCGTTTTTTTGGCACAAACTTATTTGGCACGTCTATGCCGGTAATCCCATCTGGCGATACGGCTGGAAACTCTCAATTTGCAATTACTCTTGCCAGAAGTGATCGCGCTGTTGTTTCTAGCAATATGTTCATTGAGGTTGGCTCTGGGGTGCAAGTAGGATCGACTTGCGACAATATTTCAATTATTGGCAATAACATGATCAACATGCTTGAACAGCATGGTTGTTATATTCAGTCGCCGCTAGGAATGGTTGTCTCAGGAAATGTTATTGATGGCGCAGAATTTACAGGAATTAAAGCGCAATTCAGCGACACAACAAACGTAACAACTGACAACAGTATGTCGATTACTGGCAATGTAGTGATGAACGCCGATGGCAACGGAATTAACGTAGTCAATACAGGTAGTGATCCGTCAGTCCTAGCAAAAAATGTCACTATCACTGGCAATGCAGTTTATGAAGCATCGTCCGATGCGATCGACGTAAATCATATTGAGAATGCAGTGATTGCGAACAACACTATTAGAAATGGTCGGTCTGGAATCGTTTTTGCTAATGGGGTAAATGTTAATATCTCAGACAACATTATCTCTAATGTGGACAGAATAGGGATTTGGTTAGATCAGATAGATAATGGCGTATGTAAGAGGATCAAAATCACCTCAAATACCGTTGTTGATCCATGCCAAGATGCCACAAGCTCAACAGAGTTTGGTGTCCGTCTTGGTGCGACTTCTTCTGTTACAGAGACGTGCGAAGAAATTCTTTTAGACGGCAATTACATTGAAGATACGGCTGGCTCTCCGGTGATGAGATATGCCATATACGTTACAGATACCCAGCCACAAGCCGCTTTAAGAATTCGCAATAACATTGGTCGCAATGGATCTGATTATGGAGTTCGATTCCAAGCAACTACGCCCGCGCTTCTTGAAAACGACAACAATGTTTTTGAGGGAGCCAACGGGCCAGCGCTTTCAATGCCCGTAACTCCGGTGACGCAAGGTAGACTACGGAATGTTTACTCCGGCAATGCCGCACCAACATCTGGATCGTATGTTAGAGGAGATATTGTTTACGATGAAAGCCCTACAGCAGGCGGCACTATAGGGTTTGTTTGTACGGCAAGCGGCTCTCCCGGAACATGGAAAACATTTGGAACGATAGCATCTTAATACCCTTAGCGGGTGGACAGGCCCGATAGGGCGATAAACCAAGGAGATAAAATGGCACTTACAGAAGTAACATTGAACGATAAGATCGAAGTAGTACAAATGGCTGCTGGCTATCCAGTAA